TTTTTTTTTTTTTATCACTTGTCGCTGAGTTGGATGAGTTAATAATATTTTACATGGAAAACCAACAAAATCCATGGACGTCTCACAACCACACTACATAGAAACATCTACGGTTACAATTGACTCGAATTTTGTATCCCATAACGCACGCGGTAATATCGGTGCTATATGGGGTGTCTTACCGGCCCCCCGATGATTGACGCGCTGGAACCCTAAGATTCCATCACATACCGAAATGTAGCACTCAACCAGCTCATGCTCCCAAACGCCATAGACGCTGTGGAGAAAAGAGCCGAGGCAATCGGGGTCGATCACAGACGCATTCATTGTCATGTCCTTTAGTTCTTGTGCAGTGTACTTATACGCCATTGCCTGATTCCTCATGTCTAGGAAAGGCGTTGGCGATAACTGTTCGGCCGTTGTCAGCAGAAGTTCTCGTAAACTGGCTATGTGGCGATGTTCATAGGCCGCGGATAGTAACTTTCCGGCCATATAATCTTCATCTTTAACTGCTTTGTTGTTGTTAGCCCTAACTGGCAGTTTGCTCACCACACGACCAAACGATGGAACGGGGAAGGTCTTATGAGTACTAGGTACGAACCGCTTGCGTAAGAACGTAGCCTGCTCGCGCTTGTCCACAACAACTCCAGTTGTGCTCATACCTGATCCTTGCGCAACGGTCTCGAACGCCTCCTTCAAGGTCGCCCGGGATTGCTCCGTAAACGTTACTCCATCATCCCCGTATACCAAAGTCGTTGATTCGGTTATCCCTGCTTGCTTCGTTGCCGACAGCGAAGTACATGCATTAACATACCCGTTGCCAGTGGTGGTTGTGACCTCACCACTCCAACGTTGCCCTCTAACTGTACCCTTAACACCATAGCGTGTAAAAACCCTAACACTAGTGTTTGAAGCAAACTCCCGAACGAACCACTTTGGCGCACCCAGTTTATAATAAAACATGGATTCCCATTTTCTGACACCGGCGGGTTGTGTTCCGTCGTTGTTCTTAAAATCGTTCTCGAAGGCCTTGCCCGGGGTGTGGTGAATGATATCTGCTATCTCGTCTGCAGTCATGCCAACACAGTAAATAACTTTATTCCCCTTGTTCTTGGGATTACTGCGCGACAATTCCTCTGCAATACGACGTGACAGATAAAATACCACGGATCCCATAACTAGATTGTACATGTCGCCTCCTTGGTAGACGACTCTTGGTTGGGATCCATCGTGTTTAAGTAAAACCTCAGACTTAGCGAACACAGTCTTGTCTGTATATCCAGGTAGAGTAAAGTCTTGACTATCCAGAAGCTCCTGTAGCCTCTCCCGCTTTTGCCCGCTCATCTCAGTGAGATAAGCATCAATCATATCCTTGTCCAGACGAAGAGTTTCCCGCTCGTGGATTTTGTCCATGAGCATATGGTGACCCTCTAAAAACAGGGTACCGACATCTTTGTTAGGCATATGATCGCATCTTTTTTCGATAGCATGGAGAGTGGCAGCTTCAGATTGTGCAACTACTTGGACAGGGACACCTTCAATAAGCGCTCCCTTGATTGGGTGGAAGCTGCGTGAAGGCTCGGTAGCCCGTGTAATATTCACCTGAGG